GTAAAGAACGATGCTGGAGTCGTTGAAGATCTGACTGGAAGTACGTTCCTGCTTCAGATACGCGACTCCACCTACGCGCCAGATATTCGCATATCAGCAACAGATGCAAACGGGTTACTCGCAATCATCCCAACTCAAGGGGTAATCACAATCCAGCTGACCCCTACAGCAACCGATGCGCTGATCTACAGCTCAGGTATCTATGATCTGATTCAGACTAAGCCCAACGGAGACAAAATAAAGCTACTCCAGGGAACGGTCTCTGTTGAACCCACTATCAGCCGTGTATGATAGTTGTGACGCGTCCTCCCTCGACGATTATTAGCGTCGACCAGAAGTCAAATCGGGTTAGCGTTAACCAGAACCTGACCGTTGTTGGGTTGAATAACGTCGCGGTAAATAATCCAACTGCAAACGATACGTTGGTGTATGCGGCAGGCCATTGGGTCAACGCTCCCGCGAAAACAGAGAACTTTGAATTCATTCAGCTCTCAAACAGCGCAGTCTGGGAGATTCTCCACAACCTCAACAAGCGACCGTCAGTCACTGTGATTGATTCAAGCGGGGCGACCGTTGAGGGTGATATCGCTTATGTGGATGCAAACCGTCTGATCATCACATTCTCTGATCCAATTCAGGGAACGGCATTTCTAAACTAGGAAACTCATGTCACGCAAATTCCTCACCTCGGTTGATTTCAGTAAAAACGAGATCCAAAACGCAGTTGCCCAGGTACTGTCGGCAGCTCCGGCAGGGGCAGTCCCCGGTCAGTTTTACTTTAATAGTACAAGTGGGAAGTTGGAGTATCGCGGGGCGACCGCTTGGATTGACGCAACGGCTCGTTCCAACCATACTGGCACCCAGACCGCTGCTACTATCAGCGACTTTGTGCAGACGGTGCAGAGTCAGCGACTGGATCAGATGGCGGCTCCTACAACGGCAGTATCGTTGAATGGGCAGCAGATCAGTAACCTGGCTGACCCAATTCAGCCACAGGATGCTGCCACAAAGAACTACGTGGACTCGGCAATCAACGGTACTGACTGGAAAAATTCAGTTCGAGTTGGTTCAACCGCCAATATCGCCTCGTTGGCAGGTCTGTTGACAATTGATGGGGTTACTCTGGTTGCAGGCGACCGAGTTCTGGTTAAGAACCAGTCCCAGCCTATCTATAACGGTATCTACGTTGCTGCTGCTGGCGCTTGGAACCGCTCGATTGACGCTGACACTGGAACCAAGGTAACTTCAGGCCTTTCAGTAATGATCACTGAAGGTACAACTAACGCCAGCACTCAGTGGCGCCTGATTACTGCTGACAGTATCGTTCTTGGGACAACTCCCCTCTCCTTTACTCAGATTGGTGCATCGATCTCCTACGCGCCCGGTACAGGCGTCGGTATTGTTGGGAATGTTATCTCGATCGATCCAGCGCTGGTCGTTCGCAAATACGCCCAGACGTTTGGTGATGGTACTGCCACCAGTATTGCAATCACTCACGGTTTGTCTACTCTTGATGCGTTGGTTCAGGTGTATGAGGTTTCCACTGGGGCTACAATCGAGTGTGATGTGATTCGTAACAGCACCAATCAGGTAACGTTGGGCTTTGCTTTGGCCCCAGCTTCTAACTCGCTCCGCGTTCTGGTTCAAGGTTGATGACCACTAGCTCGCTTGCTCTTAAATCCCTCCCTCGTCTTCCGGTTTCAGAGGGAGCAACATCCCCCAACCCAGGGATCGCAGGAGTGTTTGCCTGGAGCACCACCCTGTCCAAGACAATGGTTTGGGGTGGAGCGAGCTGGAATGCGGTAAACCAGAAGCCAACGTATGATGAGTTGGCGGCGGGGTCGTCAGTACTGATTCAGGACTTTATCCCAGCCAATATCTGGGCCAATATCGTTGCCGGGACAAATACAACCCCAGTTCACACGTATGTGCAGGCTGCGTTGGACGCCTGCGCCGCGTCTCATTCGACTCTGGTATTCTCCCCCTACAAGTTCCTGATGAGTGCAGGGGTGACGTACGACTACGGAACTCACTCGATTGTTGGTAACGGTGCAGAACTGAACTACAGTTCAATGACTGCTGCTGGTGTATGTTTTTCAATCACCACCCCCAATAACTTCTACCCGTTATGGGACTTGGCAGTCTATTCGTTGAACGGATTGAATATCAAGGGTATCAACTACGGTGGTACAAGAATCACCGGGCTGATTGGGGTTCAGTTCGGAATCGGTCTATCCAATTCAGGCGCACACGCAGCCGTTCAAAACTGCACAATTTCTGGTTTTGATACTGGCGTTTCCTTTGGCGATCACTCATACGTTCAGAAGATAGATTCATGTGCAATCCATAATTGCAACACTGCTATTCTATATTCTGGCGTCACGCTTAATGATTCTGGGGAACGGCTTGGTTTCACCAACTGTGTGATTTTCAATAGTTTGACGCTTGCCCATGCAATTGCAGGCAATATGTCATTCAGCAATTGTTCGTTTGACTACTTTACCCAAGAAGCTATTATCGCGGAATTGGGCGGTTCAGTCTATATCAGCGATTCTCATATTGAATCAATCAACACGCCGAATCTAAGACCTTGGTTGCTATGTAAGGATTCTAATTCCAGAATCTGTCTGAGTAACACAATCATTATCGTTAATGAGACAGTCTCGGTCTATATCGGTATTGCTGATGAATCCACTACGGGTGGCGATGTGGGTTCTGCTGATGCTGGAATCTATCTGGTCAATACCCATGTGAGCTTCACCCCGACTGGCGCGTTCACATTACCGACTATTTTCAAAGGCGCAGTCTATATTGACAATCTAACGTCTTTTGATGGTGGACGCTACTCAACTACCAACAAGCGGGTTCATGTCCATGTGGATCGAAATAACCTGCTTGCTGACGGTTCTTTTGAGAACTATGCAACCCCATCCGAATGGACTATCAGTTCTGGCGCTGCATTCACTGCCCCATCAATTGTTACAACACAATTCAGCGCAGGGGCAAAGTCATTGAATATGGCTCCGGCTGCTGGAACAACGACTAAGATTTACAAGTCGTTCCTATGTTCTCCCGGCGCAAAACCAACCTTCGGTTTCAAAGTTCTTGGGACAATTCCATCTGGCTCATTCCTCAATTTGGTTGTTGGATACCTTGGGAATAATGGATTCGATTCGGGAATCTCAAGCAGAACTTTCCTGTATTCATACACTGCGACTGATGTTAATTCATCAACATGGGCAATCGAATCGGCAAGGGCTTATTCAAGAGCACCAATCGGCACAACAAGGTTCTATGTTTCCCTAGAAGCAACTGGATCAGCAAACGTCTATATTGACGAATGTGTGATTGAGATTCTTGATAACAAACCTGCTACGCCAGACCTGAATGACACTTCAATTGATAAGTTGAAGGATGTGGATACCACTACGGTTGCCCCAACTAATGGTCAAGCATTGGTATGGAATTCAACCACAAATAACTGGAATCCCGGAACAGTTGCAACTACTGGCGGTCTGTCTGCTGCAAATGCTGAATCAATCACAGGCCGTTGGGCTTTCACTAATGGGGCAAGATTATCGGTATTTGATTTTCAGTATGCTGATATTAATGACAAGTCAACGGCGGCAGATTCTGGAATATCTTTCAATTACAGTTCATCCTATTCAACCACTGCTCCGTTTCCTTACTATCGAGATTTCACAATCTTCAATGGTAAGGGTCTGGCTGCAATGAAGGTGTTTGGTTCATCAAGGACTGCCCTATTCTATTCTGGAATGCAGTTTGGTAACTTCTCGTGTGCTGCCAATCAGATCAGTTATACAGGCGGCGCAGGCGATCTGGGTGATGGTATGGAAGTTGCCATTAACTATAACTCTGGCTACGATTCAACTACTGGCCTTTGGTCGTTCCCCTATTATCGTAATTTCCATGTGTTTGATGGTAAGGGTGGTGGTCTGTTCAAAGCATCTGGCGTTGGGCGCAGGGTTGATTTTGAGACGCCGAATGTCTATTTGACGACCTCAATCAACTTCAAGGGAACTGGTACATTCAATACGCAGTTCAATTCATCTGGTACAATCACTGCAAATCGGGTGATCAATTTGCCCAATGCTTCTGGGACAGTCGCATTGAATGAAGTCACCCCTGTTCTGTATCAGACAACAAACTACACGGCAACCACTGCTGATTCAGTTCTGTTGATGGATACTGGAGTTGGCGTTACTTTGACGTTGCCTGCGGCAAATACTGCACCGGGAAAACTGTTCAGAATCTCAAACGCAGGGGCAAATGCATTCACCTTGACTGCGACCGCTGGATTGATTCAGTGGTCAGCAACCCAATCAATTCCAGTTGCCACACAACGCTGTGTGATCTCTGATGGTAATAACTGGTTCTGGTGCTGACATGTATCTGCTATTCTACAAAGGTACGAAGGAAAATCCCAAATCAACCTGGGTTGACAATACGATCTGCCAAGTGACCCAGAGTAAGTTCTCCCATGTGGAGTTGGCCTATCGCCGCACCAAGGACGTTTATCATTGCTGGTCCAGCTCCCCAAGGGATGGAGGCGTTCGCCAGAAGGATATTGACATTTCCTCAGGGAAGTGGGAAGTCGTAAATATCAAACGCAAACAAGTAAAGTCTGAAGACTGGTTTATGTTTGAAGCGGCAACCTCAACGGGATACGATTATCTTGGGGTCGTTGGAACCGTTATACAGTATAACTGGTTCAATTCAAAGGACAAGTGGTTCTGCTCGGAGATAGTGGCTGAGGCGCTTGGGAAACCAGAATCATGGCGGTATTCGCCAGAAGATTTACATAAGATCTATAATGTACGATAAGAAGCGGCTTCTCACAATAGCGATGTCTGATATTGATTCAGCGTTGTTTGCAACTCTGTTTGCAGCGATATTAACAGCGCTGGCAATCTCGATAATGAGCCCCTGTCCGTTCTTTACCCATATTGCCAAGCCTGTCTGGGTATTCGCGTTCTCGGTATTTGCCATCGCCCGGTTCTATCAGCTGTTTGACCGCCGACTAAATCGCTATGCCCGCATATCAACCTCAATGTTCGGCTTTGTGTTGTGGTCTGCTGTGGCAGCTTCAGCAATTATAAATACAACTGAGCAACCGTTGCGCATAGTATATCTCGTTCCGCTGATTATGGAAATTTGGATCACCGGACGCGCTCTTCTCGAAAAGCCAACCACAACAAGAATAACATCAAATGATCGACGCCGCAAACATAAATGATATCCTGACAGTCGTCGGCACGATGGTTGGAACCGCAGTGGCTGGTTCCCTGGGATTTCGCCGTATTATCAAATCATGGGTAAGCGAGGGGGTTGCAATCTCCAAGGGTGAGGCTGAACGCGATATTGTGGAAAACCTGCGGGGTGAGTACAAGCGGTTGGCCGACCATAATCATGAGCTGATGATTCAGATGCAGAAACTCCAAAAGGAGATTCTCAATTTGCATAACTCAATTTCCTCCCTTCGGTCTGAGAATGTGTCTCTGAAGACTGAGATTGAACGCCTCCACAAAGTTATTGACCGCCTCGAATCTCGGGAGCTCAAATAATGTCCACTGTTACCTCGCGGGTTGGTGTTATTGATTGGGCCAAGCGCAAACTAGGCTACCCGCTGGTTGATGTGAATGTGCACGTGGATCAGTGCGATGATATTGTGGACGAGGCGATTGCTTTCTTTCGGGATTACTACTTTGACGGTATTGAGAAGGTTTATCTGAAGCATCAGATCACTGCAACTGATATTGCCAACCAATATATTACGTTACCTGACCTGATTTTCGGGGTCAATCGGGTATTCCCAGGGAGTGCCGGGGCAGGCGGTCAGCCGAATATCTTTGATACTGAGTACCAGATTCGGATGAATGACCTACGAGATATCACCTCAACCTCGATGATTTACTATGCTCAGGTGATGCAGCACATTGCGTTGCTTGACAATATGCTCAATACAGCGAAACAGTACCGATGGAACAAACTCACCAATAAGCTGTATATTGATGAGAACTGGGCTGCCAAGGAAATCGAAGGCAACTATATTGTGTTGGACTGCTACAGGGCGCTTGACCCGGCCGAGGCTCCCAAGTTCTGGGATGACCGCTTGTTCAAGCAGTATGTGGTTGCTTTGATGAAGCAGCAGTGGGGTCAGAATCTGAAGAAATACAGCGGCATCACTTTGCCAGGCGGTATTGCGTTGGATGGTCAGTCGATCTACGATGAGGGTAAGGCTGACAAAGAAGATATTGAAGACAATATCATGAACAAGCTGGCTCCGCTTGAATTCATGATGGGGTAATATGACCCTGCGCCTACACACTTCAACCTGGAATAATGAGAACTCGTTAATCGAGTCGCTCATTATTGAGGCGATCCGTATGCACAGTATGGATTTTCTGTATATCCCCCGGAAGCTCGTCAATGAGGATAAGATCCTTGGGGAAGACCGCCTCAGCAAGTTTGAGCACGCGTACCCTATCGCCATGTATATGGAGAACTCTGATGGGGGCTTTGAGGGGCAACAAATGTTTGCCAGCAAGTTTGGCCTTCAGATGGAGCAGTCAGCTACGTTGTCAGTGGCGCGGCGCGAGTGGGAGCGGTTGGTTGGGGCGTCAGGCAATACTATTCTCCCAAACAGACCGGCAGAAGGCGATTTGATTTATTGCCCAATGACAAATGGGTTGTTTGAAATCAATTTTGTCCAACACCAGATGCCATTCTATCAGGTTGGTCAGTTGTACGTGTATCAGCTGACAATCGAGTTGTTCAGGTATTCGTCAGAGAAACTTGAGACTGGTATTGCCGATGTGGACGTATTTGAAAGCCTCAAGTCGGCCGATGTGGCGGTAAATCCATCACCGGATGTGCCAGGGAACTTTGGCGATAACGATAAGCTGGCAGCTGAGGCAACTTCAAAGTTCTTTAACAAGAACTCCCCCTTTGGTAATCTCTGATGTTTGAAACTCCATTCTATCATCGTAATATCCGTAACCTGGTAGTGGGATTCGGTACTCTGTTCAGTCATATTAAGATTGTCCGAGACGATGAGGCGACGCCTGGCAATACCCAGATTATCTCTGTGCCGATTGCCTATGGCCCAAAAGAGAAGTGGAATGTGAGGGTTGATCAAGACCCAAATCTTGAGAACCACACGTATGTCAATATCCCCCGTATGGGGTTTGAGATCACCGGGTACGCCTACGACGCTGCTCGGGCAATGAACCGTAACAACAAAATCAACGGTTGCACAACGGCTGGGGTTCCAAACGGTCGAGTTAACGCGCCAGTTCCATATAACGTAGAGTTATCATTATATTTGTTGACCAAGGGTACTGAAGATAGTCTGTCTGTGATTGAACAGATACTGCCTTTGTTCGCTCCAGAGTACACCTTATCCACAGTATCGCCTGTTGGGGTTCCAATTGATATTCCAATTATCCTGAACGGGGTGTCGGTGTCTGACGACTTTGAGGGTGACTTTCAGACGCGCCGATTGGTCACACACACGCTGAGCTTTACCGCCAAATTGAATCTGTTTGGGGCCGTTGATACCTCAAGCGGCGTTATTCTGAATACGACGGTTCCGGTCACCTCTGCTCCGGCTGCAACAGATACGCACTTGGCGACTGGAGTATTGCCAAGTAAGGCAATCGTTGTGGATACTTGGAAATTAAATTGAATCTGACTGGTTATCTTGGTAACACGCTACTCAAGCCTATCGGCGCGCCGCTAGACTTCACCGAGCATGAGCTTGATGAATATATCAAGTGCAAGAAAGACCCGATCTACTTTATCCGAACCTACTGTAAAATCGTCACATCAGACTACGGCCTGATCGTATTCCCACTGTTCGATTATCAGATACGCTTCATCATGGCTATGCATGAAAGGCGCATGGTCATCGGGATGTTCGGCCGACAGATGGGCAAAACGACCTGTGCAGCGGCTTACTTGTTGTGGTTCTCGATTTTCAACGATGCAAAAACGTCGGCAATTCTGGCTAACAAAGCCGCAGCTGCTCGTGAGGTGATGGCGCGTTACCAGATGATGTTTGAGTATTTGCCAAAGTTCCTTCAGCAAGGGGTTAAGACCTGGAACAAGGGCGATATTGAACTCGAGAACGGTTCCAAGGTATTCACAGGAGCGACCTCAGCGTCTGGTATTCGAGGGAAAACCTGCGTTTCTGGATCAACCAAGGTATGTATCAGGGACAAACAAGGCTTCATCTTCTACGCGGCGATTGACGAATTGTTATCTGGCCTTGGACGCGAGCATCTTGTTGGGACCAACTCTGAGGTTGTTGAGCAATTTGGTCCCGAGAAGGTTCGGTTGATCGTTGAAGAATACCCAACAGAATATCCGAAAATCAAAATCGGTCAATCGTTATCTGAGTTTGAAATTCTATCTGAAGACAAATTCCGAAGGGTTGAGGAATTGTTGTTCCAGGGCGTTCGTTACACATTGGTTGTTCGGTTCGCGAGCGGTAACTCTATTACTGTGACCCCAGACCACAAATTGTTGACGTCTATTGGATGGAAAACTGCGGCCAACCTGTCAGTTGGCGATAAATTGAGCGACGAAATGATTTCGTCCGTTGATTGCGGCAATTCGATTCCAGTGTATGATTTCTTCAACGTCGACGAGAAGCACTCATACTATACCAACGGAGTGATATCCCACAACTGTCAATTGTTGTATATTGACGAGGCGGCGATCATTCCAAATTCGGTTGCCGATCAGTTCTTTACTTCAACGTACCCAACGATTTCATCAGGTAAAACTGCAAAAATCGTAATGACCTCAACCCCTCTTGGTTACAACCACTTCTGGAAGTTCTGGAACGAGGCTGAGACTGGGATGAATGACTTTTACCCGGTAAGGGTTCGATGGCAAGAACACCCAACCAGAGACGACGAGTGGGCCGCAGGTCAGTTACGGCTACTGGGCGAGTTGAAATACAATCAGGAGGTGGAGTGCGCGTTTCTGGGCTCATCCTCGACCCTGATCAATGCAAACGCGATGGGTAAAATGTCAGCGATTGCTCCGTTGCTGAAGCGGGAAGACGGGCTGGACGTTTACGAGTTCCCAATCAAGGGCGACGCGCCCCATTCCTACGTCATATCTGTTGACACCTCAAAGGGCGTTGGGGGCGACTACTCGGTATTCAACTGTATCGATGTGACGACTTTCCCCTACAAGGTTGTTGCCAAATACCGTAACAACAAGATTGCTCCATTGTTATTCCCCAGTGTGATTTATCAGATAGCCAACGACTATAACGAGGCGCTGGTGATATTTGAAACCAATTGCTCTGAGCAGGTTCCTCATATCGTGTATTATGAGTTGGAATATACCAATATCGTGTTTGTCAGTCAAACCCCCAAGGGTCAGGTGGTGTCAGGGGGCTTTGGTAATAACGTTCGCCTTGGGGTGAATATGGACAAACGAATCAAGCGGATTGGGTGCTCAAACTTCAAGAGTATGGTTGAAGAGGGTAAACTGATCACATTTGATGCTGACACAATCGCTGAGATTTCGACCTTCATCCAGGTGAGGGATACGTATGCGGCTGATGACGGGTATCATGACGATTTGGTGATGTCATTGGTCATATTCGCTTGGTTGACGACCCAGCCGTACTTTGTTGAGATGACCAACCTAAATATGAGGCAAGCCCTGTATCAGAGTCGAATTGATGCAATTGAATCAGAGCACATCCCGATTGGTAATTTTACAAACGGGGTTGATTCGCCAGAACCAGAGACTTTCAATTTCTGACAACAGCGTTCACTAAATATATTCGTACCTCTCGGGGTTTGAAACAAATAAAAGGAATAATATGCCAATTGCACTCTCACCCTCAGTGACGGTAACTGAGAAAGACCTGACCAACGTTGTCCCAGCGGTTGCCACTTCGATCGGCGCTGCGGTTATCGAGGCAGGCTGGGGCCCAGTAAATCAAGTGGTCACAATCGACTCAGAAAATGAAATGGTTCGCCAGTTTGGTAAGCCCAATTCAGCCAATGCAGCTAACTGGTTTGCTGCTGCTAACTTCTTGGCCTACTCAAACAACCTCCTGTTGGTTCGTTCTGGGACAACTGGTCAGACCAACGCTGTGGCAACGCCCAGCTCGGTTGTGAGTATCCCCGTTTCAGCTGGTGGAACTGGCTACACAACGGCAACGGTCGTTATCGGCGCTCCGGCGGCTGGTGGCGCGCAGGCTACTGCCACAGCAGTCGTTGCGGGCGGTGCGGTGACTTCAATCACAATTACTGCTGCGGGCTTTGGCTACGCTTCTGCTCCCACAGTCACTATCACAGGTGACGGTTCAGGGGCAACTATTGGTACGGTTATGTTGGGCGGTTTGACAATCAACAACGAAACCGACTATCTCAGCATGTATTCGCACGGCGAGGCAATGGTCGGTGAGTTCGCTGCCAAGTACCCTGGCTCGTTGGGTAACTCCTTGGCATACTCAATCGCCGATGCTGCGTCGTTTGCCGCTTGGGCCTATAAAGACCAGTTTGCAGGCGCTCCAGGCACAACCGCATACGCTACTCAGCGCGGCGCCAGCAACGATGAACTGCACATGGTTGTGGTTGACGTGGGCGGTCGTATCACTGGAACCCAGGGCACTATCCTTGAGAAGTTCGCCTATGTCTCCAAGGCTTCTGATGCGCGTAGCGATACGGGCAGCGCTGCCTACTACAAACAAGTGGTCAATGCAACGTCCAAGTATCTGGTTTGGATGGATCATCCCGCGCTTGGTACAAACTGGGGTACTGATGCAGCTTCTGGCGTCGCCTACGCTTCAATCGGAACCGCTATCAGCCGTACCCTGAGCGGGGGTGCAGATAACTTTACGGCCACGATGGGTCAGCGCGAAGCGGCGTTTGACTTGTTTGGTAACGATGAGCAGTTCGATGTTAACCTGATTATCGTCGGTAAGGCGTCGGCAACTCTGACAAACTACGTTATCCAGAATATCGCTGAAGTGCGTCGGGATTGTGTGGCTTTCGTTTCCCCAGAGAATATCGTCACTGGCGAGGCTTTGATTGGTAATACCAGCGCGATTGTTGATAGTATGATCGCCTACCGCAACCTGATCACATCCAGCTCGTATGCGTTTATTGACTCTGGATTCAAATACCAGTACGACAAATACAATGACCAGTACCGCTGGGTGCCGCTGAATGGCGATATCGCAGGTCTTGCTGCCCGCACCGACAACACCAATGACCCCTGGTTTAGCCCTGCTGGTCTGAATCGCGGTCAGGTGAAGAATGTCGTCAAGTTGGCATTCAGCCCACGTAAAACCGATCGAGATAATCTGTACAAGAACAGTATTAACCCGGTGGTATCGTTCCCAGGTCAGGGTACTGTGTTGTATGGCGATAAGACCGCGTTGACCAAGCCAAGCGCGTTTGATCGTATCAATGTGCGTCGGTTGTTTATTGTGTTGGAGAAGTCCATCGCTACTGCTGCCAAGTACCAGATGTTTGAGTTCAACGATGACTTTACCCGCGCTCAGTTTGTGGGTATGGTGTCCCCGTTCCTGCGGGATGTGAAGGGTCGTCGCGGTATCTATGACTTCTCGGTTGTGTGCGATGGTACCAACAATGGTCAAATCGTGGTGGATACCAACAACTTTGTGGCCGATATCTACATTCAGCCTGAGCGCAGCATCAACTTTATGACGTTGAATTTCGTTGCCACTCGGACTGGGGTGTCGTTTACTGAGATTGCAGGGGCCAGCGGCGGTTAATAGCGAAACGGGGCTTCGGCCCCGGTAACAAAGGATCAAAATGTCAAGTATTCAAGATTTCAAGGGTCAGCTGATCAATGGCGGTTTCCGTCCCAATCAGTTCCGTTGCTTTATCGTATTCCCAACCGCAGTGGCTGGTGGCGTGCAGGCAGGCCAAAAGGCGCAGTTCCTAGCCAAGTCGGCTCAGTTGCCCTCCTCCTCTGTGGACGCGGTTACTGTGTCCTATCGGGGTCGCCCGGTGAAGTTCGCTGGCGAGCGTACATTCCAGCCATGGAGCATTGAGGTGTATACCGATACCGACTTCAATGTGCGTAATGCGTTTGAGAGCTGGATTGAGTTGATGCAGAATGCTCGCTCGACTTCTGGGGCTCTCATCCCTGCAATGTATCAAGTTGAAATGCAGGTTCAGGCGCTGGATCGTAACGACCGGGTTGTGAAAACGTACAAGTTCGTTGATGCGTTCCCCACTGAAGTTGGCGCTATCAACCTGAGCTGGGATGATAACAACACAGTGGCAACGTTCGGGGTGAATTTCGAATTCAACTACTTCGAGACGGTCTGAGCTTAAATAGCTAATGGCAAAACTACTTGATCAACTGTTTGGCTTTCAACTGAAACGAAAGCCAAGCGATAACGAGCAAATCAGCTCGGTCGTCGGCCCCGCAAATGAGGACGGTGCAATCGTACTTGATACGAGCGCATACGGTTCTCATTACGGGGTCGCTCTTGATCTTGAAGGCGCCATCAAGAATGAGAACGATCTGGTAAGGCGTTACCGTGAGGTGGCGAACTTTCCAGAGGTTGATTCGGCGATTGAGGACATTGTCAATGAGGCAATTGTCACTGATCAGGAAGACTATGCGGCCAAGCTGAATCTAGAGCAGGTCAATATCCCTGCTGGAATCAAAAAGAAGTTTGAACAAGAGTTTCAGAATATCCTGGACTTGTTGGACTTTAACGAGCGGGGTCATGATATTTTCCGCCAGTGGTATGTGGACGGTCGGCGTTATACGCACGTGCTGTTTGACAAGGAAAATACCAAAAACGGTATCGCTGAGGTGCGGTATATTGACTCGCAGAAGATCAAAAAGATTCGTCAAATCAAGAAGTCCCGCAACCCCCAGGGTATTGAGGTTATCAGCGGGATTGACGAATACTATATCTACAATGAGAAGGGAATCACCGAGAACAATGCGACAGGCATTAAGCTGTCTCTGGATTCGGTTGTGATGACCAGCTCTGGTAACGTGGATGGCAACACAGGTATCATGATTGGATACCTGCAGAAGGCGATCAAGCCTGCCAATCAGTTGAAGATGATTGAGGACGCGGTGGTTATCTACCGCATCACCCGCGCCCCAGAGCGTCGGATTTTCTATATTGATACAGGTAACTTGCCAAAACACAAGGCAGAGCAGTACGTTACCGAGATGATGAACAAGTTCAAGAACAAACTTGTTTATGATGCGCATACTGGGGAGATTGCCGATAGCAAGCGGAATGTCTCGATGATGGAAGACTTCTGGATGCCTCGGCGCGAGGGCGGTAAGGGTACTGAGATTACGACGTTGGCGGGGGCGCAGAACCTGAGCCAGTTGGATGACCTAGACTACTTCAAGCGCAAGTTGCTTCAGTCGCTTAATGTGCCAAACTCCCGCACCAAAGAAGAAACTGGCTTTACCCTGGGTCAGTCACAAACGATCACCCGGGATGAGTTGAAGTTCAGTAAATTCGTTGGTAAGTTGCGGTTGAAGTTCTCTGGGTTGTTTACAGACCTATTGAAGATCCAGTTGATCTCCAAGGGCGTTATCTCCCTGAGTGACTGGGAGAAAATCAAGAACAAGATTCGGTACGACTTCATCCAGGATAACCATTTTGCTGAGATGAAGAAGGTTGAGATCAACCAGACCAAGATGGGTCTGCTTCAGATGGCCGATCAGTTTAGCGGTAAGTATTACTCAAAGAAGTGGATCATGAAGAATGTCCTCTCGATGAACGATGATGAAATCGACGAGATTGAGGATGAGATTCGCGAAGAGGGTAACGACGCCAACCCGGTTGTTATGGGTATGCCAACGGTTGATGCAGATGGAAACCGAGTTGATCAGATGGCAGGGCAGCAGGATCAACTGGACGCGCAGATGCAGCAACAACAGGACGCGGCCGATCAACAACTACAACAAAAAGACGAGTTGCACCAACAGCGACTTAAACAGAAGGAAGTGAAATGACAAAGAATATTTTGAATTTTATCGACGCAGTTGAATCTGGTAAGTCGATTGCAATTGAGTCGGCCTTTGCTGAACTGATCGCAGACCGTATTAATAACGCTATTGATGAGCGCAAGGTTGAGATTGCTCAGAGCTTGTTTAAAGAGTCGGTTAAGGAGAAAGTCGAAGAACCCCTTGCCGAGGCAGAGCTGAATGAGGTTGATGTGCACGTTAGCGGCAAACCAAGCAAAGCCGACGTTGATCATCTGGAGAGTGGCGCAAAGCTGCACGGCGGTAAGTTTGACGGTCACTCGGATAAGGGCGCGTACTACAAATTCCCAAACAAAGGCGCTGCACAGAAGTTCAAAGCTCATGCAGACAAGTCGCCAAGTAAGAAACTGTTTGGCGACGTTCTGGATGAATCCATCACCGAAGAAGAGTTCAACGCGCTTGACGAGTCTGAGCAGGCTCTGTATGAATTGAGCAAATCTACTCTGGGTTCATACGTCAAGAAGGCTTCTAAATATGCAGCGGGCGCGGCCACTAACGCAATGCATTTTCAGAACGTTTCTAACGCTTTGAGCAACCAGAATCTGAAAAAGAAGTCCGACGAGTTCAGAAAACATTCAAGTGATGCTACCGATAAACAATTCAAACGGTTGAGCGGTATCGACAAAGCGGCCGACCGTCTGGTGAAATAACATGGCATACAAAGTCCTCAAACAAACCGAGACCTTGGCTATTGTCAAGGTCTGGGGTACAAATACAACCGATATCATCCACCTGGCAACCGACCTGCTTTCCCCCACTATGGTGATCTCAGGTACTCCGACTGTCAATATCACTGGGTTCACCTATGGTTGCTCCCCTGGTGGGCAGGATCAGGTTGAAGTCTCAAGGAACGGCGTACCTATCGCCAACCTGTACCAGAACGGTCAAATTGACCTGGGCGGTGAGTGGGGTATCTCTGATGATATCGGCAATACCGATGATATCACAGTTCATATGAATGGCCAGGGCTTTATCTATATCAACCTGCGTAAGGTTGCCGGATACAAGTCAAAGATTGAGCCAGAGACCTTTGGTCCTTACGATAACACAACGGTGGTGGGCGCATGAAATTCCTCAGAGAAGCAATCATTTTTGATGATGTGAAAATCATCACAGAAGGTTCAGGCGATACAAAGCGCCTCTTCATTGAGGGTATCTTTGCTCAGGCTGAAAAGAAAAACCGCAACGGGCGCATTTACCCTAAACAGGTAATGGAGAATGCGGTGAACAACTACGTGGAAACGTATGTGTCAAAGAACCGTGCTCTGTCTGAGTTGAGTCACCCTGAGAACCGCCCAAACGTCAAGCCTGAGCTGGCCTCGCACCTGATTACCTCGTTGAAGATGGAAGGAAATGACGTTTACGGAAAAGCGAAGATTCTCAATACACCCCAGGGCAATATCCTCAAGGGGTTGCTGGAGGGCGGCGTCCAGATGGGCGTGAGCACCCGAGGACTGGGCTCAATCGAAGAGCGAGCTGGCACAGTGTATGTGAAGAATGATTTTGCGATGACTGCAATTGATGCAGTGTCTGACCCCAGTGCGATTGACGCATGGGTACAGCCGATCATGGAGTCGCGCGATTGGGTTTTTATTGATGGTCGCTACGAAGAACGCGAGATTGAAGAGGCGCAGTATGCAATCAAGCATGCATCTGCAAAACAGCTTAACGAGGAAATGCTTAAACAGTTCCAGAAGTTTATGAGCTCAATTTCGGGGTGACTATCAATTTCACTAAATAATAATCAAGGAGTAATTACATGTCTATTGAAGAAAAGATCCTGGCTCTCCAGGAAGCTGCAAAGAAGATCGAAGCTGACAAAGCCGACGACGCTGAAGATAAGCTGGACGGCGGCGATGATGAAGCTATCGAGGGCGAGGATGAGACCAAGCCTAATAGCCGCAAGCAAGATGTCAAAGAAGAGGTCAAAGTTGAAGAGTCAGTCAAGGTAATCGACCTTGGTGCTCTGTTCGATGGCGTTGATCTGACTGAAGAATTCAAAGAAAAGGCCACCACAATTTTTGAGGCAGCGGTGGCTGCGCGCACAGAACAGTTGCGCGAATCGATGGAAGAAGAATTGGCGCAATTTGCTTTCAATGAAAGCGTTGCAACAAAAGAGGGGTTAGTTGAAAAAGTTGATGGATACCTCGATTTCGTAGTCGAGCAGTGGTTGAAAAATAATGCAGTTGCCCTAGATCGCGGCATCAAAGCTGAAATCTTTGAGAGCTTTGTTGGTAAGATGAAAAACGTGTTCGTTGAGCACAATATCAATCTGCCCGATGAAGAGTTTGACCTGGTTGAGTCGTCGATTCACAAGGCCGAAGAACTTGAAGTTCAGTTAGATGAGCAAGTAGCACAAAACGTTGAATTGCTCAAGACAATCAAGGCTTACGCTAAACAGCAGAAAATTGACGAGTGCTCAAAAGGCATGACCGATATTGACGCTGAGAAGTTTGCCCTGTTGGCAGAGGAAATCTCGTTTGAAGATGAAGTATCGTTCGTTGCAAAGCTCACCACCATTCGTGAGAACTATGTGAGTAAGCCTGTTGCTGAACAAACCAAGCAACTGACTGAGGATGTGACTGCTGAGTCGCACACTCCAGTTGAAACCATTGCAGAAGAAGTCAAAGTGGATCCCACAATGGCCTCGTATCTGAAGACCTTCCGTTAATAACAAGAAAGAATAATATGACGACCCGTCAAGACCTCCTGAAAAAATGGGCTCCGGTTCTGGAAGCCGACAATGCCCCGAAAATCGCTGACGCATACCGCGCTGGCGTCACGGCTCAACTCTTGGAAAACCAAGAACAAGCCAACCGCTCTGAGCGCGCAGCTCTGTTTGAAGACGCTCCCGCCAACAGCGCTGGCGGCATGCCCGATACGGGCGGCGTGGCTAAGTTCGACCCAGTGTTGATCAACCTCGTTCGCCGTGCAATGCCTGCCATGATCGCGTACGACATGTGTGGCGTACAGCCGATGACCCAGCCTACCGGCCTGATCTTCGCAATGAAGAGCAAGTACGGCACGCAAGGCGGCACTGAGGCTCTGTTCAACGAAGCCGACACCGACTACTCTGGTACAGGTACGCACGCTGGTGATGGCTCGGTTGCTGGTTCCACCACTGGTACCGCAATGAGCACGGCTGCTGCTGAGACCCTGGGTTCGACCAGCGGTACACCTGGCGCCACGTTCAACCAGATGAGCTTCAGCATCGAGAAAACCTCGGTGACTGCTCAGTCCCGCGCTCTGAAGGCTGAGTACAGCGTTGAGTTGTCTCAGGACCTGAAAGCTGTGCACGGTCTGGACGCTGAAGCTGAGTTGTGCAACATCCTGTCAACCGAGATCCTGAACGAGATCAACCGCGAAGTTATCCGCACTGTGTACAACAGCGCAAAGATCGGCGCTCAAGTTGGTACGGCTACGGCTGGTACGTTTGACCTGGACGTTGACTCAAACGGTCGTTGGTCTGTTGAGAAGTTCAAAGGCTTGCTGTTCCAAATCGAACGCGAAGCCAATGCAATTTACCAGCAAACCCGTCGCGGTCGCGGTAACTTCATCGTTTGCTCGGCTGACGTGGCCTCTGCTTTGGCAATGGCTGGCGTGTTGGACTACGCTCCTGCACTGAGCACCAACCTGACGGTGGATGAGGCTTCTAGCACGTTCGCTGGCGTGTTGAATGGCAAGTACAAGGTGTATGTGGATCCGTTTGCAGCTAACCAGTCCGTTGAGCAGTTCTTGATGGTCGGCTACAAAGGCGCTCACGCCTTCGACGCTGGTGCGTTCTACTGCCCATATATTCCGCTGCAACTGTTCCGCGCTACTGACCCGAACACCTTCCAACCCAAGGTGGCGTTCCGTACTCGATACGGTTTCGTTGCTAACCCGTTCACAACCCTGAACGCAAACGGAAACACCTACTTCCGGAAAATCAAGGTAACGTCGCTCCTCTAGAAGTAAACGCTTACTTACTTAAATAAGTAAATCAGAAAACTCTGGCTTCGGTCAGAGTTTTCTTTTGTGATAAATAAACAGGAACCCTTCTTAATTACATATTACGCCATGAATATCTATTCTATACTTGAATCCAAACCTCATAACCCACATTATCTGAAACGATACTGGAAGTTTATCAACGCTTGCACGCACAAACAAGACGAATACGTCGAAGACCATCATATATGCCCTAAGGCAAAAGATCTATTTCCAGAGCACGAACACGCTGAATGGAATTCAAAATTTCTAACAGCACGTCAACATATAACCGCTCACGTCATGTTATGGAAAGCGTATGGAGGGAGTCAGTCATCGGCCCTCAACTGTATGCTTGGTAATTTTAATTCTTCGACTAACATTAAGCTTAGTGGTAGAATCGTTCCTCCCGCAATAAAGATTCGTTATTTGGCGAAAACGAGGGAAGGCGCCATCGAACATAGAGGCAAACATATTAGGGGCAAATCGAACTACAAAGATAAAGATGGAAATCGGTTCTTCCTGAAAACGGACGACCCTATGATCAAAGAACTGGGGTTAGTTGGCAATAACACTGGGATGACGCATACCCAAGAGACTCGCGATAAGTTATCTGGTCCAAAGACGACTCGGTTATATTATGGTTGGCCTGAGATCAAGGTAATTCATCATGACGACCCAGAGCACGATGAGAAGGTTGATGCGTTGATGCGGCTTGGGTGGACGATTGATCGGACACAGTACTCATACGATGAAGAGAAGAAGCATATTCAGAGGGGGAAGGATCATCAGAAGAAGCAGACTTCGGCTGCCTTGACCGGAACCATCACGTACTATTATCCAAACGGGATGTATTATGGGAGGATTCCTCATGAGTCTCCCATCATCAAAGAACTGGGCCTTGTTCACCTCAGATCAGATAAACAGAACGCGCAGGCGCGAGAGAGGGCATTGTTGAACGCAGCGAATCCAGAATCTCAACGGAAGAAGAGCAAAACAATCTCTCAGCTAAGGTGGTTCTACGACCCGATAACTCAGGAAAAGAAGCGGTTGCTTGAGTGTCCAGAGGGGTGGTTGGAGGGGCGCGGCAACACAACGGTTTGTGGTGGGTCGACGACCTGGAACGACGGGGTGAAGAATTATCGGTTGATGCCAGGGGTTGAGCCAGATCCAAGTTGGGTTCGCGGAATGGCGCCTCAGAAGCGGCGTCTCTTTAATTATACAAACGGAGTTGATTGGATTCAACGTTATTCAAATGAGCCGATCCCAGAAGGTTATCGCATAGGGAAACCGAAATAACTCTGGCTTCGGTCAGAGTTTTCTTTCAATCCCGGCTTTGGTCGGGATTTCTTTTGAGCGAACGGTAAATACGCTATAATTACCATATGACGTTTACCGAAGCAATCAAACATATCCGCGAAACTCCAAGGAGAATGCGGGAAGACTACGTCAAGTCCCTAGGCGTATTTGACGAGCTGCGCGCTACTATCCTTTCAATCCCCGAGATTTCTAATTGGAAGTTCAAAGAACAGCTAGATTACTTGATCGCTGATAGGCCGAACTTACGTTGTTATTGCGGTGGTCTATTGAAGATTGGGGCCAATTATTGTTCTGCTCAATGTACTGGACGTTCAGAGAAAACCCGGGCTGCAATGAGTATAGGGCAGAAGGCGAACGCTGCTTCTCGTATGGAGAAGTCCAAGGCAACTATGCTCAAGCGGTACGGCGTTACCCACAATAATCACATTGAATCATGCGTTGAATCGAGAAAGAAGAAACGCGCTGAATGGGTTGAACGTACAAATAGAGAAACCTTTGAGAGGGTTGGACTGAATATTGATGACTTTAACTCGGTAGAAAAGTTACAACCTCTGATTGATTCATGCGTATCCCTTGAGGAACTGAGAACGACGCATTTTGGTTCAATGAGTATTATGACTATGTGTCGGCACATTTGGAAATAAATACTATATAAATCAGTAAACGTTTTATTGAAATGCAACTAAAATCATACAAGTACAGAATCTACCCAACCAAGACTCAAGAAAAATATCTTTCTGAAGTCTTTGGTTCTGTGCGTTTTGTGTGGAACCAATTGGTTGCAAATTTCAACTCATTCTCAAAAGATGGGCCAAATAGACCTATGAGTGAGAAAATCTTAAAAGATAATCCTGAGTACAGTTGGCTGAACAATTCCATTTCATACGCGCTACAACAAAAGAGTAGGGATTTCGAAGAAACTAAGAAGCAATTCTTTTCTAAAACTCGCAAATCTAAACTGGGTAGGATGAAGTTTAAGAAACGCGGAGTTTCTACAGATTCATTCCGTATTCCGGGCCAGAAATTTTTAACTGGACAAGTAAATTTTGAGACGTCAAGAATCAAAATTCCAAAGATGACCCCGATTAAAATGTCTGTTGATAGGAAGTTTTCAGGAACCATAAGGAACGTAACGCTTTCCAAAAACAAAGCAAATCAATATTTTGTTTCAATTTTAGTTGAAGAAGCTATAGAATTGAAACAAAATACTGGTCGCTCAATCGGTATTGACTTGGGACTTAAACATCTTTGTATCATGAGTAATGGTATGAAAATTGAAAACCCAAGGTGGTTTAGAGAAAACCAATCTAAACTAAAACGAGCGCAGCAGCATTTGAGTCGCAAGGTGAAGGGCAGTTCAAGGTATGAGAGGCAGCGATTAAAAGTTGCAAAGTCATATCTCAAAGTAACCAATCAACGAAAATGGGTTTATCAAAACTTATCTACTTGGCTGGTTAATAACTACGATACAATATGTATGGAAGATTTGAATATCAAGGGAATGGTCAAGAATAGGAAATTGGCAAAGTCGATTTCTGATGCATCTTGGGCAACTCTGGTTTCTATGATTTCATACAAGGCTAACTGGTATGGTAAGTCTTTTCAGAAAATTGATCGTTGGTATCCGTCATCAAAGACGTGTTCTCATTGTGGTCATAAAGAAACCGATATGGGCTTGCACATACGAGACTGGATTTGTGGTTCATGTGGAACGACTCATGATAGAGACTTAAATGCGGCAGTAAACATTTTGAATAAAGGTCTGGTTGATCTTTATGGATTCGCATCGGAAGAATTATCCGATTACAAACGTCGAGAGGAATTAAGTCCTTCGGTAGAAATACCAACGGCATCTTCGATGAAGCGTTTAGTCAGTTTTATAGATTTTTATGAAACGGCATAATTATCGTTATTGAATCGAAGAAATTGTGCATCGAGTTCAATGGGCTTTATTGGCATAGCGCTGAGCGGATCGACAAGAATTATCATTCAGATAAAACGAAAGCCTGTGCAAGCAAAGGCTATCAACTGATCCATATTTTGGAGAGTGAGTGGCTCCTCAAACGAGACATCGTCAAGTCGATTCTACGCGCTAAGTTAGGAGTTACTGAAAGGATTTGGGCAAGGAACTGTACCGTTTCTGATATTTCTGCGACTGAAGCCAAGACGTTCTTTGAGCAGAATCACATTCAGGGTAACGCGACTGCGTCCCGTTATATTGGTTGCTATCATAATGGCCGGTTGGTAACGGCAATCTCAATCGGGCGATCGAGGTTCTCAAAAGAGGCTGAACTTGAGTTGATTCGGTACGCGACTGTTCTGAATGTGACCGTTGTTGGGGCGTTTGGGAAGATGTTGGCGTTTCTCAGGAAAACCGAGTTGCGCGAAATCGTCACTTACTGTGACCTGCGATATTCTGTTGGGACAACCTACGCTAAATTTGGAAAGTTCGTTCGCGAAACTGGTCCTGGTTATTCGTGGAACAACTCAACTTCAGAGAGTATCCCTCGGTATCAAACTCAGAAGTCAAAGCTGGAAAAACTGTTTCCAGAACACTATTCGAGCGAGTTGACTGAGGTTGAGATAATGAAACGAGCGGGATATTTCCAGAACTTTGATTCTGGTCACGCAGTTTACGTTTTGACTTGACCAGGAGGGATTGATCAACTTAAATAGTTGATGATCTCCTTCAAAGACTACCTTCGCGAATCAACGAACGCTGGAAACTACGTTTCAATCAAGTGCTCTGACCTGGGAAGGTTCTTTGATGCGCTTCACGTTACTCCCCCAAAATCTGGAGAATCTCCTCCAGCAGGCGACTACCACTGTACCCTGATGTATTCAAAGGGAAGCTCAGTACCCCCAAACAGAATCCAGAAGTTCCTTGACGCAAACTTCAGCGCCCCTATTACTTGCAATATCGTTGGAATTGATTGTTTTGACTCGATTCCAAAAGACGGTTCCCGCGATGCGGCAAAGTCATGCTTGGTTCTGAAACTTGATAACCCGACGCTTGGGATTATCCATAACTCGCTTGTCCCATTCGGGTTGAAGCATTCATACGCTGAGTACAATCCTCATGTGACTCTACGCTATAACATGAGCGTGACTGAGGCTCATGTGTATCGGGACATGCTCAATGTGTCCCCTGAGTTGAGGGAGCTTACTCTGACCCTACGAACAATCAAATCTGAAACTGTCAACGAGGATTATGTATGACTTGTACAACCAATATCGACTTATTGACTCCAAACGGGTTTAAGTTCTCAATTCAAAAGTACCCTGAGTTAGACTATTTCATCCAGGGCGTACAGTTACCTGCCATTGGTCTGGGCGAGGCAGTTCAGGTATCCAGTGTTCATGATATGAAGATGCCCGGTGAGACGTTGACATTTGATGATCTGACCATTACCTTTATGGTTGATTCTCAGATGAAGAATTACCTTGCAATACAGGAGTGGATGTTTGGTCTGGGCTTTCCAGTTGGTCATGCAGCCTTTACCAGTTTCGTTAATGAAGCTCGTAATGCTCAATCATATACCACTATAAGTAAGTCTGTTAGTGACTGTTCATTGATGATACTTGGTACGAATAATCAAATCGTTAAACAGTTTAACTTTATTGATGCCTTTCCTACTTCATTAAGTGCTATTAACGTTGGTTCAACTAATACCGACGTCAACTACGTTGAAGCTACCGTCGTTATGACTTACTCTTATTACTCGCCTGTATAGTTACTCTAACTCATTGTTACCGAAGTAACTATAACTAGACCTACTTCAACCCTACAGAGTAATTATAACGTTTATTAAACTGTACACAAAATAATAATCCAAATAAATTATGACGCTTGATGAATTGAAACTGATGTGGGAAAAGGACGCCCCAATACCCGATGACTTGGGGGCAGCGGCACTTCAACAGCCGATGTTGCACTCAAAGTATATTGGGTTTGTTATTGACGCCAAGCTTCGGCTGACGAAAGCGCAGCATGATATTGCTGATCTGCGAGCAACCAAATCAAAGTATTTCCGAGGTGAGATGACTCGGGAAGAGTTGACTGATCGTGGGTGGCAGCAATGGCAATACAAAACCCTAAAGACTGATATTGAAGGGTTGATTGAGGCCGATTCAGATTATCAGAAACTGGTTGCTCGCGAGTCGTATCTCAAGTCAACCATATATTTCCTTGAGAGTGTGCTTGGGGCAATCAAAGACCGAGGTTGGGCGACCAAAGCGGGTATTGATTGGGCTAAGTTCAGGGCAGGCGTATGATTAAAATTGTACCTGGGAACGAGACATTCGTTCGGATTGTCTGCGATGATTGGGGAATCGAGGCTGAGCTGGCAGACTTCTTTTGTTTCTTTGCTCCAGGGTACAAGTACATGCAGAAGTTTAAAACTGGTATGTTTGATGGAAAGATACGGTTATTCAACAAACAGAGAAAGACCATATACAAGGGGTTAGTTGATGAGATCGTCAAATGGGCAAAGAACCGCGATTATCCCATTGAAGTTGATATTACCCTGAAGAACTCAACCGACATTACCCCAGAAGAGGTGAGGCGGTTTGTTGATTCGCTTGATCTGCGCGGTAAGGGTCAACCGCTTCAGATTCGCGAGTATCAGTACGAGGCAATCCACCGAGCGATCAAATACAACAGACAGTTACTGTTGAGTCCAACTTCAAGTGGTAAGTCGTTGATTCTGTACGCATATTTCCGCTGGCAGTTTGCTCAGGGTCGTCAGTGTACGCTGATCGTTCCCTCGACTATGTTGGTTGAGCAGATGTTCAGTGACTTTGAAGATTACTCTAGCGCCAATGGGTTTGACGTGGAAGAATCGGTTGGGGTTCTGTATTCAGGCAAGGAGCGCGTATTTACAAAGCCCCTGATCATTAGTACCTGGCAGTCGTGTGCAGCGATGGTTAAGAACGACCGAAGAGCGTTTGATGCGCTGAGAAGCCGTACCGAGTGTATTGGGTTTGATGAGGCGCACACCTACAAGGCCGATGTGGTGAAGAGCGTTATGGAGGAGTTTGTTGCAGCCAAGTATCGTATTGGTACAACAGGTACTATTGACGATGCAAAGATCAATGCGCTGACTCTGACAGGTCTGATGGGCCCAATCTATAAGGTCATCACCACAAAACAGTTGATGGACAACGGGCAGATTGTTCGGCTTGAAATCAACGCATTAGTTCTTCAGTATGCTGAGGAAATGCGAAAAGCGTACAAGGGAATGGACTATAAGGAAGAGGTGAAGTTCCTGGTTGGGTACGCGCCACGAAACCAGTTTATTGCCAAGCTGGCCTCATCGATCAAGGGTAATACGCTGATTCTGTTTAATTACGTGGCCCACGGTAAGATCATTTCAGATGAGATCGCCAAGGTATCTGATCGAACCGTACACTTTATCCATGGAGGGGTTGAGGTTGAGGAGCGGGAGCGTATCCGGATATTGTTGGATACGTCTGAAGATGCAATTGTTGTTGCCACCTCAAGTTTATTCTCAACTGGAACCAATATCCCAAGCCTTGAGAATGTGATATTTGCAATCCCAAGCAAATCGACTATCCGTATTCGTCAGTCGATTGGTCGAGGACTTCGACTCAAATCGGGTAAAACCCTATGTCGGCTGTTTGATATTGCCGATGACCTTTCGTACAAATCGTACAAAAATACGACCCTAAATCATTTGGAAGAGCGTATTGCGATTTATGATAAGGAGTCGTTTGAATGGACAATGAAGAAGTTACCGCTGAGATGAACCAATCAAACGTTAATGAGGTTCTGTACGCGGTCAAGCTAACTTCTGGTGAAGAGCTTATGGTGGTATTGGTTGATATTACCGAAGAAGGAATTGAGATAGAAGACCCGATTCTCGTTTCTAAATACCCGGTAATGACTGGAAGCGGTATCAGCGAAGCCGTTGTTATGTCAGCTTGGATGGCTTTATCGTCAACTTCAAACTTCTTTCTTGATAGTATGAATGTTATGACTATTCAACCGCTTCACCCTGACTTGTATGATTCTTATCTCGAGAAGATAGGCTTCAAAGATAAACCCTTCTTTGTTGATACTTCGGTATCAATCCACTAGAAGTTACTCTAACTCATTGTTACCGAAGTAACTATAACTAGACCTACTTCAACCCTACAGAGTAATTATAACGTTTATTAAATCTATTGCAAAATAATAATTGACATTATTTTGATATTTTGATTATGATTTTAAAATTAGTGTATGAACGCACTAACTGAAAACAAACCCCGAGCCCACTATGTGGATAATGCAAAGTTTTACGAGGCGCTGGTCCAGTACCGAGCGGCTTGTGAGGCGCATGAGGGTTGGCCTGAAACGTATCCACAAGTCCCAAACTTTATTGGGGAAAGTATCGTGGCAATCGCAACCAACCTCGCGTACCGTCCTAACTTTAACGGGTACTCGTGGCGCGATGAAATGATTGGCGATGCAATTGAGAATTGCCTTCGCTACGTCAAGTCATTTGATATTGACAACTACAAAAACCCTCACGCTTACTTTACCCAGTGCTGCTGGTATAAGTTCATCGAGCGAATCAAGCTCGAGAACAAACAATCAAAGATCAAGCGGTCGATGGTACGCTACGCAGGGTTTGATACCTTTGCTCTGCAGGCACATGATGAGACTGGGGAGTTCACAATCAATATGAGCGAGTATCTGGATGCGCTGGGTGAGGACGATACCCCTCTGCCAAAGCCCGTTGAGATTGTCCCAGGTCCACTTGAGGGGTTCTTTGAGTGAAGTTCGCAATTCTCGGGGATACACATTTGGGGGCCAGGTCGGCCTCCTCTCACTTTTCCAAACACTTTAACCGTTTCTTCACTGAGGTATTCTACCCGCACCTGATCAAGAACGGTATTCAAGAAGTTATCCAGTTGGGGGATTTCTTTGATGATCGAACCAAACTGAGCGTAAAGGCGTATAATGAGTGTAAGGCGGCTTGGTTACAGCCGCTGGCCACTAACGGTATCCATATGCATATCTTGGTTGGGAATCATGACTCCCTCCACAAGAACTCAATCAAGGTCAATACGCCTGAGCTGATCCTCCAACAGGAATTTCGCGATTCTGTGACAATTTACTCGCGCCCAGCGGTACTTGATCTGGGCGGCACAACGATCTCGATGATCCCCTGGATATGTGACGATAACCGAGAAGCGGTATTCAAGTTCTTCCAGAATAACCGAACTGATCTGTGCTGCGGCCACTTTGAAATTGATGGGTTTGATATGCAGCGGGGCGTTCCCGGTCATGGGGGTCTACCTCGGGATATCTTTGACAAATTCGAGGCAACCTTCAGCGGTCACTATCATACCCAGTCGTACGATGAGCTTACCCGTATCCGGTATGTGGGAACTCCGTATGAGATAACCTTTGCTGACGCCAACGACCCTCGAGGATTTCATGTATTTGATACCGAAACCCGTTCGGTCGAGTTTATTGCAAACCCGTTCACAATGTTTGAGCGCGTTGTGTATAATGAGGGTTGGTCAGGCGATGCCGGTTCAATGGTAGGGAAGATTGTGAAGTTGGTGGTTGAGAAGAAATCTGACCTGTACCAGTTTGATCGGTTTGTAGACAGTCTCAAGTTGGCAGGCACATACGAGCTACAGATTATTGAGAACTTCGCAGACATTGCAAACGCTGAAATTGAGGGCGAGGTGAAACTCGAGGATTCTCAGGCTATAATTGAGAACTATATTGACGGGCTGACGACCGCAGTGGACAAGCAGCGCCTCAAGGAATATGTTCAAGGCCTGTATCTGGAGGCGATTGCAAAATGATTCTGATCAAACAACTGAGGTTTCGAAACTTCCTCTCATATGGGAATACTCAGACCACGTTCCAACTGAATAGGAGTCGCCGTACCCTGATCAAGGGGAAGAACGGCTCAGGTAAGTCGTCCATTGTGTTGGATACCCTGATGTATGCGCTGTACGATAAACCATACCGAGCAGTGAACAAGGCGCAAATGATCAACTCGATCAATAAGCGCGATATGACTGTGGAGGTGGACTTTTCAGTCGACGGGGTCAACTACTCGGTTCATCGGGGTATGAAGCCCTCGGTATTCGATATTTTCTGTGAGGGGCAACTGGTTGAACAGGACGCAGCCAAGCGGGATTATCAGGCGTTTTTGGAAACTCAAATCCTCAAGGTATCTGAGAAAACCTTTAAGCAGATTGCGGTGTTGGGGTCAGCCTCATACGTGCCGTTCATGCAACTTACTGCTGCGCAACGGAGGGAGTTGATCGAGTCGATTCTTGATATTGAAGTGTTCAGTCATATGAACGCGGTTCTGAAGGATAGGGTTGCTGCCACCAAAGAAGAAACCAAACGGGTGACCAATGAGGTGGCAATCAAGAAAAGCGAGGCGGTTGCTCAACAGAAATTGCTGGCGTATATGAAAACCAATACTGAGCAGAGGGTTGCTGAGTACGAGCAACAGAAGGTTGAGCTGAATGGGCAGTTACAGGCTCTGGTTGAATCTGAGGCTCCACTTCGACTTGAGTTGGATCAGCTACAGGCGACCAAGCTGGAATTTGACTCCAAGCGGTACGAGTCCCTCTGTCTTGAATTGAGTTCAGCTGAGCGAGAAGTTGCCAACATCAACAAACGTCTAAAGTCGATTGGGTCAATTGATGAGTGCCCAACCTGCCTTCAGAAAGTAACCGCTGATCACGTTCACTCGGTTGGGGCTGAACTGAATATGTCAAAGGCCGTTCTACAAACTTCGATTGACGAGTACAAAGTACAGGTTTCTCAACAGAACGAGTTGAAGGATGCAGCGTATGCGCACCTTGAGGAAATCTCAACGTTGACTTCAAGGGTATCAAAGAACGCAACAGATCAGGCAACCTTGTTACGTCAGATCGGATCAATCGACGCCTCAATCAAGTCAGTACTGTCAAACACGACCGACGTTAGCGCTGAGCAGGAACGGCTCAAAGAAATCGGCGCCGAGGCGTTGCGACTCATCGAGCGCCAGCGGGATTTGTCTGAAGAGAAGCACCTACAGGATGTGGCAATTCAACTGCTCAAGGACAGTGGGATCAAAACTGCTATTGTGAGGGAATACCTGCCAGTACTGAATCAACTGATCAACAAGTATCTGGCTGCGTTTAACTTCTTTGTAGACTTTACCCTGGACGAGAACTTTGATGAGATTCTCAAGTCCCGAGGGCGCGATACGTTCTCGTACAGTAGTTTTTCAGAGGGCGAGAAGCGCAAAATTGATACCAGTATTCTGTTGGCATTTCGTCAGCTGGCAGCAATGAAGAACTCAGCCAAAACTAACGTGTTGATCTTTGATGAGATTCTTGATGGCAACCTTGACCTGGCGAGCCGAGAGGCGTTTAATGAGATCGTTGGACAGATTGGCGATGCAAATGTGTTTGTGATTAGTCACGCTGACGCGTCGACCGACCACTACGACGATGTGATTTTGGTTGAGAAGCGCGGAGACTTCAGCGAATACGATTTCCAAAACTAGAGGAAACGAAATTCAGAAAACGACCTCCGCAAACCCAATAGAGGCGCGGCCTAGCGGACCAAGTTTTCTTAAAACTCGTTTAAATTGACGTTTTAGTGGTTTTCATTGATTTTGTGTAGGGCGGTGTTATTTCGCATAAAAACGGAGTTAATCTTGACGGATTTAACTCCGTTTTACTTTTATTGATCCCTCCGTTATAATTACCCTATCGTAACGTAATCGGAGAAAATCATGAATGGATCGCAACTCAAACAATTCCTGAAAGATGAACCTTGCATCAAGGAAATCTATGAATTGCCTTCAAGCGTTGTGATTGAACGATTTGTGGGTTCTAAGGTGACTGTTACTTGGAAGGATGCTGACCTGTATCTCGTCGAAACCTATGTCAAAGGTCGTCATAAAATTTTCAATGTTAGCGGCTCTGATCTGAAATACGGCATTGCTTCTTTGGGTTGAACATGTCTGAACTTGAACATTATCTTACGCAGTTTGTATCCGAGAATAACAGCAGGGTTCTGAGCTACATTGATCGCGTTCTATGGGATCGCGTTTGCCATCTAGAGTCTCACGAATTCGTTAAGCCATTGATTAACAATCCCCAATATCAGTATAATTGCAGTGCAGTAATTGGAATCCTTGAGGGTCATTTGGGTCAATGGATGTTCCGGCGTATATTGGCCGCTGACGTGATTCATGGCGATGCAATGGAAATTTTGAATTTACCATTCGACGCAGTAAAATTCATGATGATCAGCGGTCATCCGACTGCTGCACTTTGCTTTGAATTCATGAAGATGCGTGAATCTATTTTGAAGGGCGAAATGAAATGATTTCTGAGACTCTGCTTGCGCGTTACCAATTCAGCGCCGAATTCAATAAGCTGGTTAGGTTCTTCAATAATCTTGAGAAATCTCTTGAATATCCAAACTCAGAAGGCTATTCAGAACAAGTCAGCCGACTTCAAAAGGCTGAAACAGACTTATTCCTTTGGGGTAAACTATGAAAACGATCATTCATGTCAACCAACACGTTATCAAGTCGAATGCAAAGACTGGTTCAAATGATCCG